ACATATCAAGGAAACAATCAAGCCACATGGTCTGTTAGTTCAGATCAAAGATTAAAGAAAAATATTGTAGATAACAATGTTGGCTTAGACAAAGTAGCACAAATACAAGTACGCAACTTTGAATATCGTAATGAAGATGAAGTAACTGATTTACCAAAAAATCAAGTCATCAAAAAAGAAGGCATTCAATTAGGCGTTATTGCTCAAGAACTTCAACAAATACTACCTGATTGCGTAAAAACTGAATCAACTGGTGTTATGGCGGTTGAACACGACAACATCATGTGGCACATGATTAACGCAATAAAAGAATTAAATGCAAAAGTAATCGCTTTAGAAACAAAACTAGGAGTTTAAACATGACAACTTACACAACAACCATTACAGCAATGTACACCGTACCCAATCCAACAGGGTATGTGGTCAACGTCCTATTCAATGTATCAGGTACAGATGGAACATATACAGCAAGCATTGATGGAAACATTCAGTTTCAACCTGAACAAAGTGAAGCAGGGTTTGTTCCTTATGACCAATTAACACAAGATGAAGTAATAGGTTGGATCAATACTGCAACCAACAATCAAGAAAATTACTACGCAAATGTACAGGGGCAAATCAACTCAATGATTACGCCTCCAGTATCCCCATCATCACAGCCTTTGCCTTGGGGTGCATAATGGAAAAGGTCACGCTACCCCTCAACCTCATCAATGCCATCATGGGCTATTTAGGTAAACAGCCCTATGAACAAGTGTTTCAATTTTTTGCTGAAGTGCAAAAAGAAGCACAAGTACAGACTCCTCCACCACAAGATAAGCCAAATGACTGACACAGAGAAAGATCTAGCTGTTCACGTTGCTGTTTGTGAAGAGCGTTATACCCATATAGCTGAGTCCCTTAAAAATGGAGAAAAGCGCATGGCAAAGATTGAGTATTTACTTTATGGCGTGATGCTCCTTGTCCTTCTTGGCCCAAATGTAGCAGGGCAGTTCTTTAGCAAACTTCTTGGGTTGTAAGAAATTGATCCATTCACACTTGTTGCCCTTGCCTCATCAGCCTTCAAACTGGTTAAGCAATCATGCGAAATGTACAAAGAGGGGAGGCAATATGTCCTCGATGCAAAGGCTGAAGTTGAAGGTGTAGTCAAAGATTTGAAGGGTATCCAAGGGGATGCCAAGGGAGTGTGGGGGTTCTTAACGAGTCTTTTTGAGGGCAAAAAAGAGCCAATTCAACGGAAAACCGTTGAAAAGCCTGCTAAAAAGGTAAAGGCTCCTGAGTTTGATGAGAATCAGATTTATGCTCAAGTTGCTGATGCGCTGACCAAGTTCTTTCATGCCTACAACGGTTTGAAACACTACAAAGAAGAGCAAGAAGAGACAGCAAGCAGGGTGGGGGATGAAGAAGGACAAGACATTGCCATTAAGTTAGTTATTGCTGATCTACAGATGGAGAAGTTAAACGATGAGTTGCGTGAGTACATGGTGTACCACGTTCCCAGTGAATTTAAGGATCTTTATAGTCGAGTCAACAAAATGATCGGACACATTGCCAACCAACAGCAACTAGCGAGAAAAGAAGAGTTGGACAGAAAGAAGGCATTGGCATGGCAACGAAGACAGGCTATAAACAAAATTCAACACAGGGTTCTAGTAGGGGGAATAACTATCCTAATGATCCTGTGGGCGTGGATGATGATTCTGACGATGACTCTTTCTACGTCATTGTGATTGTGATCTTGCTTTGTCTGGTCTTGTTCTTTATGCCAGTCCTCATGTGGATGTACATGGATGTAAGGCAGACCGAGATCAAAGTTCAGAAGCTTGTAAAGAAGTTGGAGAATAAATAATGTTGACGCTTTTAAGCACCTTAATATCGTTCTTGATGGGTGGACTACCCAAACTGCTCGACTTCTTTCAAGATAGGAGCGACAAAGCCCATGAGCTTGATCTAGCAAACTTACAGATTCAGCGTGAGCTAGAGATGCGTAAAGCAGGGTTTGAGGCTCAGGAGAGGGTAGAGCATATCCACACTGAGCAAATGCAGATACAGGCAGAATCAGCCACTCAGCAGTTCAAGCTAGAAGAGAGGCAAGCCCTTTATGCTCACGACATAGCAATAGGCCAAGGAGCCTCCACATGGGTGATTAACGCTAGAGCTATGGTACGCCCTACCCTAACCTATGGGATGTTCCTACTTCTGGTCTTTGTGGACGTAGCAGGCTTCATGTATGCTTGGCACAGCAACGTCCCATTTGCAGACTGTTTAGATCAGTTATGGGACAACGATACTCAGTTAATCTGGGCATCCATCGTAGCTTTTTGGTTTGGTTCTCAGGCGTTTGAGAAGAAATGAACGTATCTGAAAGAGCTATATCGGTCATTAAACACCATGAGGGTGTACGATTTAGACCATATAGGTGCCCTGCAAAATTGTGGACTATAGGAGTAGGTCATGTTTTATACCCTGATCAAGGAAAGATTTCTCTCGATCAAAGAGATGGTTATCAACTTCGTGAACAAGATAATCGACAGTTTACGCCCCAAGAAGTAGATGGAATCCTCAAGTTTGACCTTGATAGATTTGAGCGAGGTGTGGAAAAGCTTTGCCCAGTACCCCTTACACAAGGCAATTTTGATGCTCTTACTTCTTTTAGTTTTAACGTGGGATTGGGAACTCTCCAACGTAGTACGCTACGCCAAAAGTTGCTTAGGGGTGATAAGAAGGGTGCTTCGGATGAACTCCTAAAATATTGCATGGCAGGTGGAAAAATCTTAAAAGGGCTACAGAATCGAAGGGTCGATGAAAGAGCCATGTTTTTATCATAATTCTTGCCTAGTAGCACAAGGGGAGATAAAATGCAAGTATTCAAATTTAAGGGAGCGTTCTTATGCCTGCACCAGTTGTAATGACATATGTCTCTCTAGCAGACAATATTGAAGTCTACTTAGAGCGTACAGACGCTCAAACAATCTCTTACATACCTACCTTCATTATGTTGGCAGAGCAAGTCATTGCCTCCCAAATCAAGTTTTTAGGTAATTTAAACGTATCTGCAAGTGCTTTTGTAGCTAATACAGCCATCGTAGCCAAACCTGTTGACTGGCACAAAACTGTATCCATGAACGTCACAGTCAGTGGATCTGTACAACCTATCTTACTTAGAAAGTATGAGTATCTTAAACAATACACTCCCAATGCCACAACAGGCACAGGTACACCTCTTTACTATTGTGACTATGACTACACGCATTGGTTTGTAGCACCTACACCTGACTCTGCTTATTCTTTTGAGGTTCTGTACTATCAAAGGAATCAACCACTGAGTTTAACCAATCAAACCAATTGGTTTACTACTTACGCACCACAAGCCCTACTCTATGGTTCTTTGTTACAGGCCATGCCTTACCTAAAGAATGACGATAGAGTACCTATGTGGCAAGCCCAATATGACCTGATCATGCAGACTCTTACCAACGAGGACAAGTTGCGTATTGCTGATCGTCAGGCAATCGCTGTGGATGCATAATGCCTTATAGTACTCCCTTCACTGGATCAGCAGGTAGCTTTACCTCACCCTTTACTGGGGATGTGATTCAGCCTACAGATGTATCTTATCTGTCCCTGTCTCTGACTGCTAACACGCAGTTACAGTGGCCTGTGAGTTCTAATGCTACGCTCCCATACGCGGCTCGGATCATGGACATCACCCCCACTGGTGCCTACAGCCTCTATATGCCTCCTGCCAATCAGACCTCTGTGGGTACTGATGCCTTCATTCGTAACCTTGGTGCCTCCACCATTACGATCAAAGACTATGCAGGCGTAAACACCATCACCACACTCACCAGTGGTCAAGCTAAGTACGTCTACCTAACAGCCAATCCAGACACTCAAGGCACTTGGGTATCCATTACTTTGGGTACAGGTACATCTAGCCCTGATGCCTCTGCCTTGGCAGGTTATGGCCTCCAAGCCCAGTCTACTACCTTAAATCAAACCCATCCTGCTCAATCGGTAACCAATGGTTACACTTTTTTGGCAAGCGACAGAGCACAGACCAAGGTATGGAGCAGTGGAGCAGGTGCTGTCACCCTTCCTTTGGCATCTAGCCTAGCAAACAATTGGTTCTGTTTATTAAAGAACAATGGCACAGGCACTTTGACAGTTAACTGTACAGGCGCAAATGTATTTGATACTACAAGCTCAAAGACCTACAACCCCAATGAGTCTTCATTTATTGTGTGTGATGGAACACAGTATTTGTCAGTGGGATATGGCGTTAGTAACATATTTGCGTTTACATCATTGGTTTTACCTGTTGTTGCAGGAACTTACACTCTTACTACATCTCAGGCTAAAAGCACAATTCAAGAGTATGTAGGGTCACTATCTGGTGCTGTAACTATCGTATTTCCTCCAGTGGTCAATTTTTATGTTGTTAGTAATCAAGTTACAGACAATGGATACAATCTTTATGTAACAACTGGTGGAGCAGGTAATGTAGTCCAGATACCTACTGGTCAGCAAGCATCTTTGATCTGTGATGGCACTAACTTCTTCAATGCCAATACAACTCAGGCAGGTGCAACCTCATTGAGCATGGTGAATGGTACTGTGGGAACTCCTGCCATTAACTTCTTGTCAGAAAACAATACTGGTATTTGGCGCCCTACTACAGGACAGTTTGGTATTTCTATCTTAGGTGTAAACAAATTTTTATTGACTGCCAATGGCGTTGATGCAGGGACATTCTGATGACAATGAAGAAAGTATTTGCCCTCGACACTGTAGCAGGCGTACAGCGTGATGGTACTGTCTTTGATAGAAACTTCTACACTGATGGACAGTGGGTAAGGTTTCAGCGTGGTAGACCTAGAAAGATACTAGGATACAGGGAGATTACTGCTTCCCTAGCAGGGCCATCAAGGGGTATTTATGTCAATCCACAGAATGGTTTCACTCAAATATTTTCTGGGTACAACAATGGTTTACAAGTCTTACCCATTAACAATGTGGGTATTGGAACTGGTATATCGGACTTTCTTCTGTATGGTTTCACTCCCAATGATAATAATCTTTGGCAATTTGATACTTTCTTTGATGTTTCTGGATCAGGCAATAACCTTCTTCTTGCCCACGCAGGACAAAACTTAACAGAGATTGACAGCACAATTGATACATCACCTTTAGTAGGCCCAATCAATGGATACTTTACTCTTTCTAGTATTACTACTAGTGGTAGTGCTGTTGTTAAGCTTCTTGCCCCTAATTCTTTAGTTGTTGTAGGTCTTGCAGTTACAGGAACAGGTATTCCTGCCAATACCTTTGTAGGCTCTGTATCTGGACTTACAGTTACTTTAACCAAGAATGCGACTGCTTCTGGTACTGTAACTTTGACTTATACAAACTTCTCAATGTCAAAGATGGGTGTATTTACCCAGAATGTGAATACAACCAATGCAAGTGTTACTGCTGTTATTGACTATCCATTTACAAATAGTTTCATCATAGGAGCAGGTCAAACAATCACTGGAACAGGCATTCAAGCAGGAACCACAGTAGTCAGTATCATTGCCAATACTATAACCCTGTCCCTACCTGCTACAGCCTCCACAGGTGCAACTTTGGCGAGTGTGGCAGTCACTGGCACAACAGGCCAATGTTCTTGTACTGCAACAACTCTAACGGTTGGTCAGTCAGTCTATGTAACTGGAACCAATACAGGTACCTCAACAGGTATCATTGCAGGGACTTATTACATTACTGTAACCAATGGAACAACAACATTTACTCTATCTAGTTCTTATGGTGGAACTGGAGTTGTAACTACAGCAGGAACAACGACTGGGTTAACTTTTACTCTAAACACTTCTGCTACATTAACTTTTGATAACAACTTAGCTATATCAGGTGGGGTAGTGACTCTTCATCCTTACATTTTTATTTATGGTAACGATGGACTGATACAGAACTCTGGTGCAGGTAATTCTAACGACTGGGTCTCTGCTACCTCTAATGCTACCAATGTAGCTACAGGTAAGATTGTTCAGGCTTTGCCAGTTCGTGGTGGATCTAATGCTCCATCAGGACTGTTCTGGAGCTTAGATAGCCTTATCAGGGTGTCTTATACACCTACTACGGTCACTGTGGGAAGTACAGCAGTATCTTTCTACTGGAGATATGACTTGATTACAAGTCAATCATCAATCCTTTCTTCTCAGTCTGTGATTGAGTACGATGGTATCTTTTATTGGTGTGGTGTAGATAGGTTCATGCTCTATAGTGGTGTAGTCAAAGAGATTGAAAACAGCATGAACCAGAACTACTTCTTTGACAACTTGAACTACGATCAAAGACAAAAAGTTTATGCTACCAAAGTAACTCGTTATGGTGAGATATGGTGGTTCTATCCTAAGGGTACATCTACAGAATGTAACGATGCCATTATCTTTAACATTCGTGAGAAGTGTTGGTACGATGCAGGAACTGCTGTAGGTGCCCAAAGGTCAGCAGGCTACTTCTCTCAGGTTTTCCACTACCCCATCAATGCAGATTGGAATGTCAACCTCTCAGGAGGCGTTAATGGGTTTTCTATCACCAATGGTGGGTCAGCCTATACCAATGGCACTTATGTTGCTGTAAACCTTACTGGAGGCACTGGAACAGGTGCTCAGGCTATTGCTATTGTTACTGGTGGTGCAGTGACCACTATTTACATAACTACCCATGGTTCTGGTTATACAGCAGGGGATGTTCTGAGTGCTTCTACAGGCTCAGGAACAGGATACATAGGAACAACTGGTTCTGGTTTCCAAATGACCATAACAGCTACTATGAAATTTGTTTCTCTCTACCAACATGAGATTGGTACAGATGCTGTTAAAAATAATATTGCTACAGCAATTTATTCATTCTTTGAAACTAATGATCTAGGATGGGTAGGAGGAGGCCCTTCACAACCTCAGCCCATAGGCCAGAACAACTGGTTAAGGATAGAGAGGCTAGAGCCTGACTTCATCCTTTCAGGCACCATGGACTTGTACATCACAGGTAGACCTTTTGCTCAGTCTACTGACTATGTGTCTGGGCCATACACCTTTGATCAAAACACAAACAAGATAGACTTAAAAGAACAACGAAGAGAGCTAAGACTTAGATTTGTCTCCAATGTCTCAGGAGGTAATTACCAACTTGGTAAAGTAATTATTGGTGCAGATATAGGAGACGTGCGTGGCTACTAATGCTCTCAATATTCAAGCTCTAATCTATGATCCTAGGTATCATGATTTTGAGTCTTGGGCATCTTTGATGTGTGAAGCTTTTGCCAGTAATCAGTTAGAGATACCTGATAAAAATACAAATTGGCAAGAGTGGGCAGTAGGACTCAAGGCGATTGACTTGTTCAACAACGAGGCTGTGCCTTCCCCATACGAGTTTGAGAACTGGGATGAGTGGGTAACCCAAACGATTAACGCTTACCAACCGAGAACATAATGTCTGACGAGTCAAACCTAGTTAGTTCATATTTTGCATCGAATCCAACTGCAACACCTCAGCAGGTAGCTACTGCTGTCCAGTCAATTGGTGGGCTAACTCCTGCTCTGTCTAGTGCTTTGGCTAGTTACTATGGTACTTCTGCAGATAATATTGGACAACAGTATCAAGCTTTAACTGCCCCTCCTGCACCAGTTGCACCCCTTTCTATTCCTTCTGGCAGTGCTCCTGCTAGTGCTCCTCCTGCACCTTCTACACCTCAAAATAATCCATATGCATCTACAGGAAGTTCTGTAGATTTGAGTGGTTTTAGAACTGCATCTCAAGTACTGAGTGGATTGCAGTCAGGAGCATTGAATCCAAGTCAAGCACAGACTGCTTTAGGTTATGTTGCAAGTACACCCATGGGCACCAGTTCTGGTGGATTGCCTTCTTATGTGAACGCCTCAGTTGCACCTGCACCACTTTCTCTACCTCCTACGCCATATTCAAGTGCATTGGCTCCTGCAACAGTATCTGATTCAAACCCATATTTCAATCAAACATACAATGCCTTACAGTATGGAAATACAAAAATAGCAACTGTAGACAATAACGATACAGAAGGAGGAGGACAGAAACTTGCTTTACTTGACTCTAAAGGCAATCCACTACCTCCTGACAATATTGTTGACTATGGGAATGGTATCTATGACTTACAGATTGGATCTGGAGCAGGTGGTGGAAGGAATCATATTCTTGTAAAGGTAGATCCAAAGACTGGATACGTTACTCCTATTGAAGACTACAACAAACAAATCAATTACCAAGGTGGTGATAAGGGTGGGTTTCTGAACCAAACTGCCAAGGCTATCTCAAGCTTGCCTGCAGTGAACATGGCAGTCGCAATCATGGCTCCTGAGCTATACCCTTACCTACAAGGCATGAATGCTCTCAACTCATACAACAACAACGACATCCTTGGAGCACTGAATAGTGGTTTTGGAGCATATACAGGTCTTACTGGAAATAACCCCTTATTGACCAATAAAGGTATTGAACAAGTTAATACAAGTGGTTTATCTTCAGGTGACATCAAGAACATCAATACAGGTCTTAGTGTAGGTACTGCATTGCGTGATAAAAATTATGCTTCTTTGTTTAACACAGCTTTGCAACAAACTGATACCAAGCTTCCTAGCGAAGTTGGTGCAGGACTCAAACTTGCTAGTGCATTCAATGCTTACAATAAAGGAGATTACAAAGCTCTAATGAACTCAATGATAGGGTTCGCAAAAAGTACAGACCCTAAAGTTGCAGATTCTGCTCAAAAGACAATAGCTGACATTAACAATGGTGTTGATGGAAAAGTTGCTCTTAATAATTTTGCTCAAAATGTAGGAATTTCTTCAGACGCTACCAAAGTATTTGATGATGGTGCAAGTTTATTTGGTCAAGACCCAAACATTCTTAAAACTGGTTTAGTTAATAATAATCCTTCCATTAGTAATGTTCCAATAACTTATTCTGCTGAACTTGCAAAAGAAAAAGGGCTTGATTTAGCATCTATGATTCCTGCAGGGGCTAGATTAGCTACTGATGCTGAAATCAATGTTATGCGAAAAGAAGAAGAGGATAGTGGGTACCAATATCAACTTAGTCCTACAGTTTTAGAAGATGGAACTAATGTTGTGTTGGTTCCTGATGGGACTAAACCAATAGAAACAACTGGTCAAGATCAAGGAACTTTAACAAAAAGTTTAAACCCTATAACAACATCGTCTCAAGAGCCTATAGTTACTACAGATCCTGAGACAGGTTTAACTACTCATATTGAAGACATAGGTGGTAGCAAAGTCACAAGTATTCTTGGCCCAGATTCAAGAGTAATACAGCAAACATCTGAAAATGCAGATGGTACAAGACAAGAAACAACAATCAATGGTGGCTTCAAAACAATAAAAGAATATGACGTAGATGGTAATTTAATTTCTGAATCAACAGTTCCATTGAAACCTACTAATGGTAAAGATGATGAAAACATACCAACCATTACAATCACAGCTAGGCCAGATCCTACTATTGCTATCCCATCTGGGGGTACTCCATCTACCACTGTTACAACTCCAGTTGTTCCTACTGCACCTGTAGTTCCTCCTACACCCCCTGCACCCCCTGCACCTCCACCTGCTCCTCCTCCTCAGCCACCTGCACCTCCCCCTGTTGCACCTCCTGTAGCACCTGTGGCACCTGTAGTCGTACCAAGTACACCAGTAAGTGTTCCCACTACACCAGTAACTATTCCCCCCACAGCAAAAACACTTACCCCTACTGTAAGTGGAGGAGCTTTACCTACCAATATGCCTACCAACTTTGGTGGACATACTCCTAACCCCATCGTAGAGTCTCTACTCAAGACTTACATGACAAAGCAAGCCTTTAAAGACCCCTTGGCTAGTTTAGAAAAACTAGTCCAAAATATGCATAAAAGCGAGAAAGACATGATTGATCCACGTTTGGCAAGCCTTCTTCAACAAAGAAGTGCTCCTAAAGACACTGGTTACTACAAGTATGGTCAAGAGCCTACTTCTGTAGAAGATATATTGTCTTTGAAAGACTCATCCAATCAGACTTACAAGACTGGAGGCCATGTTCAGCCTCTAGCCTATGCTTCTGGTGGAGCGTTGCCTGTTGTTAACAATAGACACGACTTTAGACAAGGTGCCCATGTAGCAGGCGAAGGGGATGGCACTTCTGACGATATACCTGCCATGCTTGCTGATGGAGAGTTTGTATTCCCTGCAGATGTAGTTTCAGCCCTAGGAAATGGCTCCACCAAGGCAGGAACTGACAAACTGTACGAAATGATGCATTCCATTAGGGCGAGGGCTAGAAAAGCACACCCTAGCGATTTACCACAAGATGCACTAAAATCACCCTTAGATTACCTGAAAGGTAGGAAAAAATAATGCCAGATTTATTATCAGGTCTAACTTCTGGAATTGGTGATGCTTTTAAAGGCATAGCACCTCCAAATGTAAATACTTCACAAACAACCACAACTGTTGCCCCAACAGCATACAACAACTTTTTGTCTACGCTTGGGGCTACAGGTGTTAATGCTTTAGACCCTACAAATACCTTGCAAGGTAATTTAAATGCAGGTGCTCAGTATGTTGCTCCATTGTCTCAGTTGCAAAATGATATTTATGGAACAACCAAAGGACAAACAAATACTGCAAATTTACTAAAAGCAGGCTTAGATCCATTGACTGCAGGGGCTACAACTGCCACAAATGCCTCAGGCAACATCGGTGCTAGTCAGATCAACAACTTTCTGAACCCTTACACCAATGCAGTTAACAGAAACTTAGAGACCAATACTGCTCAAAACATCAACCAAAGCATCTTGCCTGCTTTACAGGCCATGGGCGTATCTTCTGGCAGTACAGGCTCACAAAGGCTTATGAACGCTACTGGACAGACCTTAGGAGGCATTCAACAAGGTTTGGGTGCTCAGGAGTCTGCCAATATGTCTCAAGCCTACAAAGACGCTGTAACCCAAGCTTTGCAACAACAGCAGAACCTAGGCCAAATAGCAGGTATTCAAGGTAATATTGGTAAAGATTTAGAAAGCTCAACAATTCAAGGATTAAACGCACAAGCAAATCTAGGAGCACAAGGACAAGCTCAACAGCAAGCCATGATCAATGCACCTTTGAGCACAGCAAGTAATGTATCAAGCTTGCTTAAAGGCTATACCATACCTACTTCAAGTAATCAGACTTACTCTGGCCCTGCTACTAGTTATGGAGCTTCTCCATTGGCTCAGATTGCAGGTTTAGCATCATTGTTTGGTACAACCACTGCAGGTGGTACAAGTGCAATTCAAGGATTAAAAAATGCATTTGGATTGACTGATTCGTCATTAAAATTAAATCCTGCTACTGCTGTTGATCCTTCTGGATATGGATCACCAGTTCAAGGAATTGGAGTAAATGGAGGTGCAGGTTATGGTCAAATTCTTGGGAATGATGGAAAAATATATAACGATATAACTTATGGGAATGGCCCAACTACTATGTATCCCAATACATTGCCTTCTGGATTCACGCAAGATGACAATGGAATGACTGCCACAAATTCGTCTACTGGCGAAACAATTAGTTTATTCTAAGGATTAAATATGGCATTATCTCCTTTACTTCCTAGCACCATTGGTGGTGGAGACCCAAGAAAGACTTTTTTATCAACCAACGATATTATTAGTCAATTATCTGGTGCTCCTCCTATGGGGCAACCACCTGCACAATCAGGTCAATATGCACCTTTGACTCCTCCTGCACCTCCTGTTCAAGAACAAGCTCGTGGAGCAACTGTAGAAGCTCCATTGGCTACAAAAACAACTGAGCCATACAAGAATAAGTATGACCAGATTTATGATGAAGCAGAACAATTACTTTCTAAATCTTTAGAGCAAAAGCAACCATTCAGTAACATGGGTTTGGCTTTATCTAGAGGTTTCTTTAGGCCAACCAAGACTGGTGGTTTTGGAGAGTCTTTAAGTAATGTAGCTGAAGAAGTTCAGAAGTCTCAAGATCAAGAAGCTAGGGAAAATGTAACTAACTTGCAAGCTAGGATGGCCTTAGCTCGTTCAGGATCAGAGCGTCAGCGTGAAAAAGACATTGAGTCTACTATGGGTAGTTTGTATGAAAAGAGTCCTAGTGGAACTTTGAAAATGAATCCTGAAATGGCTATGAAACTAGCCTCTATTACTAAAGATCCAAAGTTCTTACAACAATTGATTGCAGAGCAAAAACAACAAGCATTGTCAGATGTTGGTAATCAGTTAATTACAACTACACAAGTTACTAAGCCTGATGGGACTACAGAAGCTAGATTTAAAATCAATCCTGCTAAGTTTGGAGATTATGTCAAGTTAACTGGTGACCCATTGATGGCATCAGAAAAACTTGCAGATCTTTACAAGAAAATGAGAGCTAGTGGAATGATGGCTGATATGGGAGATATATCTAACCCATTTGAAGGCTTGAAATTAACTGCTGAATTGCTTGGCAAGGCAGGCGAAGGTTATGTCAAACTTATCGATCATTACTCCAAAATTGCATCCTCAATGGAACCAGAGACTGCGGCTAAGAAAGCAACTGATCTAAATCAACAAATGACTCAGCATTTGGACAGAAACCAACAAATGGCTAATACCATGATGATTGCCACAAGTAATCAAGCATTGGCTCAAGCACAAAGAGATTTTGGAAATCAAATAAGGCAATCTGAACTTGATAGAAAGATTGCAGAAGCTAAAGAAAGAAAAGATACTAAAGAGGAATTAAGATTAAATGCTTTGAATGATCAAGCTTCAAAGCTAAAAGAATTGTCTTTTACTGCTGAGAGCCTTCGGAACCACCCCGGCCGAGGGACAGGGACAGCCCCCTTGATTGGTGGTGTTTTGTCAGTTATACCTAAGCTTGATGCCAGAGATTTTGCTAACCAACTTGATAGCTTAAAGTCTGCAACCTTTATGGCAAGCATTCAAAACATGAAAGGCTTAGGAGCTTTGTCTAATGCTGAAGGTTCAAGAGTTATGAATTTAATTACCAAACTTGATCCACAAGGTTCTAAGAAGGCTTTTGATGGATCTTTAGACATGATTGATCGTTATGTTAAGAATGGCATTGAAAACGTCAATAGACAAGCTAGAGGTGAAAGGCCAGTGTTCCTTGAGCCTGATGAAATAGGGAAGCCAACTCCATCTGCGTTACCATCTCCTACACCACAAACAGGTGGATTCAAAATCATTGGTGTTGAAAAGGCTAAATAATGGCTGATGCAATCTACAAAGTACAAGCTCCTGATGGGTCTATCTTAACGATACAAGGCCCTGAGGGTGCTTCGCCTGAGCAAATAGAGAATGTTGCTCGTGAACAGTACATGGCTCAAAAAGCTCCTACTGACACAGGTGGGGGAGCCGCCACTGGGGTCTTCCCACAAGCTACTGCCAAAAGATCACAACAAGACCCTGAACGTGCAAAAGAGATTCCAAGGGCTTTGGCTGAGTCTGCTCTTGCAGGGTTGATGTCAGTACCTGCATCAATAGCACAGTTTGCAAACATACATACCCCTGCTGACATTGTCCAGAGGCTTAAACAACACGCATCTGACATATCCTACCCTGCAGTATCAACAGCAGGTTCTTTGGTAGGTGAGGGTGCTACAGTTGGCCCTTTAGCCATGAAAGCTTATCAATTGGCAGGCAAGATACCCAATGTGTTAGGTAAGTCAGAGTTATTCAAGTCTGGTGTTGGTGCATTGACTGCAGGACTTTTAACACCTACAAAGCCTACAGAGACTTATGGTGAGTTTTTAGAAGAAAAGGTTCCTGCTACATTGGCAACTACTGCAATGGGTTCTGTTTTGGGTAAAGGCAGTCAAATGCTGATGAATCCAAAGATTACTTCAGAAATGCAGAAGATGATTGATATGGGGATCAAGGAGTTTACGCCGGGGCAACTCGCAGGGCAGATCCCCTTCATTGGCAAAGCTCTACAGAACACTGAGAAGCTTGCTACCAGTATGCCTCTTGCAGGTATGTTCATTCGCAGTGAGTTAGAGGCTGTTAACAAGAACATGAACAAGGCTGTTGCTAACGAAGCTTTGAAACACATTGGCGAACAGTTGCCCAAAGATGTCAAAGCAGGCACAGAAATGATGTCTTACCTGAATAACAAGGTCAACAACTCTTACACAAACATAGCCAATAAAATTGACTTTACGCCTAAACCAAATACCCTGTCTAATTTAGCTAGTGTTGAAGTAAATGCTTTGAGGGGTTTACATCCTGACAAAAAAGAAGAATTTGCTTCTATTATTAAAGACAATTTTTATACGCCTTTGCTTCAAGGAAACTACAAATTAACAGGCCAACAATTTAGGGATGCTGAGAGTGATTTAGGCACATTAGCTAAAGATTTAATGAGTGGTAGTGACGCACAAAATAGAAGGCTTGGAAAAGCTGTTAGGCAGTTTCAAGAAGGTTTAAGAAATGAATTAGCTAATGTCAACCCTGCTCATGCTAAAGAACTTAAAAACATACATGAGTTTTTTAAGAGATATTTAAGAATTGAAAAAGCTTCAGGAAGTACTGGTGCAGAAGGAAGTTTATTTACTCCCTCTCAGTTTTTATCAGCTACGCATAAAATGGGTACAGATGCACAGAAGGCCATGAGAACTGGCTTGATGGAGCCACAGGCAGAGACCATCAAGAATGTACTTGGCCCAACACTGCCTGATAGCTTTACAGCACAACGTTTAATGACTGGGCAAGGTATGGGTAAGCTTGTGGGTGGAAGTGCTGTAGAGGGGCTGAGTAACACAATTGCAGGATTGGGTATGCCTTTGGCTTTAACTGGTTCTATGTACAATCCAGTCTCTAGGAAATTACTGTCTAATGTAGTTACTTCACCAAGGCCACAATGGGCTAAGAATGCCCAACCTACTGTATCTAGTGGATTGTCTGCCTTAGGTGGAATGAATCAAGCACAGCCTCAATTGGACATACCAGAAGGCCAATAATTTCCTTGTAGTTGCCACGATTGCAAAGGAGCTTTGGGGGGCTTAGACCCCCCTTTTTTTATGCATTTCCCATGGTGTGTGAAAGAAGGAAAGCTGTTTGGTATTGCTCTCTTTCTAAATCCTCCATGGCTTGTGTATAGCCCATATCGTAGATCAACTCCATGATTTTGGCTTTATACGCATCTTCTGACTTTAATCCACGATCATAGGCATCAGCTAAGGCTTTTATTTCACCCCAATTCGCTTCTAATCCTTCAGATGTAATCTTCATCAGTATCATATCCCTTAGCATCCACTAGATCATCAAACTCATTAAACTCTGACTTCTCTCTAGGATTATCGTTGAAACTTAACTTTTTAGCAAAGTCTCTAACAACTTTGTATCTTTCAGCATCTTCTAGAGACTGTTTTACATGAGCAAGAAGCACTGGGAGGTGCCACTCTTCCCAGTTACTTCCCACTAATTCTTCAATGAACTCGTTAGAGGTCAAAGATTTCCCCTCTTGTCCTTCAGAGCTTGGGCTACTTCAGCATTCAATGTTTTCACAAAGTTAATGCACATATCCCTCTCGACTCTAGCTATTTCAAATGATGCAAACATGATTACCTTGTCTGCAAAATCTAACAACTCGTCAAAGTCATAGCCCTCAAAATTGTCCATCTTTGATTGGAAGAAAACTTGTTTGATGTCTTCTTCAGTTACATATTTATTTTGCATTTGCTTTCACCTTGTTTTTACTGCCTATTGGTCTGCCAACTTTACTAACTGGCTTGTGTTTTTCAATCATCTCTTTGATGTCTGCTTGAAACTCATCCATTTCAATGTCTTTGATTTCTTCATCTGCTTGCTTAGTCCAAAATCCTGCTTCTTTCATTTCTCTGATTCTTTGTGGAGTCAAAGCAAATGGATTGATTTTTGCTTCAGCTTTACGAAGATGTTCTTGTAATCTTTCATTTTGACTTCTTAGCAAATCAAGTTGCTCTCTTTCTTCTTCTTCTTTTTCTTCAATATCAATCCTTTTTTCAGATTCACGTCCATCAATGTAATCAACAAGATATTCTGCTCTTTGCAAAATTGCTTTTTTTACAAATTCTATATCTGAAAATTCTATATACAAACTAACTGTATCATCATTCATTTTTAATCCTCACTTGTGTTGATTTTTAAGTTGCCAGTAGTTTAATAAAGACAAGAACATTTGCTCCCCTCTTTTTAAATCTTCTTCTGACCATTCCACTATCTTGCAAAGCCCTTGTTCGATGACTGATACAAAGACATTTGCACACCTTGCTTTAGGCAATCCCAACCCTAGCCTGTAGGCTGAAAGCTGAAGAAGTTGCTCGTCATACGCCTCCACTTTTGATGGATCGACAAACTCTTTTGTTTTGAAGTCAATGACTATTCCATCACCATCTCTGGTGTGGAGATCGACCTTCCCTCCAAATCCTGTCTCATGGCAGAAGGACTTCTCTGTAGACCACTCAGGGGTGCCAAAATGGGCTTGTACAGCCTTATCTACACCTGTCTGATAGTCCATGAAGTCTGCAAGCATGATCCCCTCGTAGAAGCTCTCTAAGGCTCCATGCACAGTGGTGC